TTCTTCTTCTTTAACTGCTTCTGGAGCAGATTTTTTATCGGCCTTGCGCTTCTTGTCGTTGCCGCCTTCAGGTGTTACTGCATCAGCAGATTCAGAATCTTCACCTGTAGCTTTGGCTTCGTCAAGTTCTAAGTCAAGATCCTTTTTCATTTCTAGTTCTTCACTCATTTGACTTCTCCTTAGTTTAAAAGTATTGCTACCTTATTATTTATATGAATTACGATTTAGACAAAGATTTCAAGAATTTCTCGAAAATTACAGCCGCTTTCTCTTCAAGTTGTTGCTTAGAGTAACGACCAGTAGCTTTGATCTCTTCTTCAATCTCGTCAAAGGCATTAGCCATCGTCCAAGAAGATGAGGCAACATCGTAAACCCAGTCAACACCTTCCATAACACCTTTAACAAATGCATCTGGTGCAGATGGGTCAGCAACGATATCACCAGCCGTAGCTAGCATGAAGTCATTTTGCACTTCCATGATACCGCTTTCGTTTTTCTTGATAGAACCCATACCACGTGAAGAGATACCTAGATTTGCGCCTTCATCAATTAGATTCTTTACGATTTTACCCATCGGCGTATCCATGATTTTAGCACGACCGACTACGTTAGAACCATCTTCACGTAGCTCAGTGAACATATGAGATACACGATCTAGATTAATAGTTGGACCTGCTGGATGACCAAGTTCACCGTATGCACGATTCTTAGTCACATAGTTCTCATTGTAGCGAGCAGTTTCACGCATAAGAACTTCTTTAGGATATACACGACCATTTCTATTCTTGATATCACCTTGCATGATGATACCTTCGATGAAGTAATTCTTGCCTTTAGCGTTGCCTTCTTCATCAAGAATATCTTCTGAAATGTATTGAACTTCTTCTACAAGTTCTTTAATTAATAGTGACATTACATTGCCTCCTTAGCGAATTTTACAATTTGCTCAAAGCCTTTCTTGTCACCAGTCATAACTTCTTGCATCTTTTTCTTATTTGCAGAGTTTAGACTTTTAAATAATTCTGAAACGGCATCAGCGTCTTCTTTTGAAAGCTTTACCATGCTACCGTCGTTTAGCTTCATGCTACCAGCTTTAACAGCTTCCATTAGCTCGACTTCTTCTTTCATAGCCATCTTGGTTGCAGTGGCATACATTACCTTTTCAGCGTCTTCACCATACTTGTCTTTGAAATCACCGATCTTTTTCTTCATCGACTTAATGATTTCTTCACGCTTTTTGTACTGCTTCTCAGACATTTTCTCTTCATCAAAAGAGCATTCGTGGTCTTCACCACGCTTGTATGACTTACCGCAGTCAGGGCATTCGATAGACTCAGCTTCTTCATATACAGCTTCGTCATCTTCGTGATCCGCTTTGCGCTTAGCTTTTTTAGCTTTAGCTACAAACTGATCTTCTTCTGACTCTGGATGATCTTGTTTGTCTACAATGTGTTTGTCTGCAAAACGCTTTTCGTCAGGTGATTTAATCTTATCGACAGTTTCACCTAGCATTTCTTTAAAACTTTTCATGGCTCAACCTTATTATTCTACTTCTGAATCTACTTCAGCGGAAGCTTCGACTTCAGCAGGAGCTTCTGCTACTTGATCTTCTACACTGCCACTGTACATAGAGTCGTACTTTGCAGCAACAGCAGTTTCTACTTTACCAGCCATAACAGAATCAAAAGCTTTTTCAAACTCACTAGCATCTTTAGAAAGTGCGCTGTGAATCATATCTTTAATGCTCATAATAATACCTCTCTTTATATTTGATATAACTATTTATCATTTTGTAATATTCGATTAAAACTCTTGATCAAACTCATCGTTAGGGTCTGGTTCTTCTTCTTTTTCTTTTTCAATCTGTTTACTAATCTCTTCAATGTCTGTATCATTCATGTATAGAACGTTACGCTGAATCCATTGTTTAGAGTAGTAGCGACCAGTGTAGTCATCAATATCACGTAGTAGCTGTAAACGATTCTGTAGAATCTCAGATTGCTTCAACTCTTCAAAATGGTTGTCTTGCATAAAGTCATAACGTAGTGCAGACTGAATGGCTGGCCACTCTTCTGGGGTGATCACGCCTTTTAGAATTAGTTGCTTCTCTAGTACTTTATCGAATAGAATAGAGAATCTAGCACGTAGTCTGCGAATAAACTTACCAAACTTAATTTCGTCACGACTAATCTCAGATGCACGACCTAAGGAGAATCCAGCATCAGCTTCCATACGTGATAGCGGTACGTTCAGTGATTTAAACAAACGTTTTTGGAAATACAATACGTCTTCCATTTCACCTAGATTCTGACCACCAGGTAGAGTAGTGATTTCTGTACCTCTACCACCCTCACGGCGTGGGAGCCAGAAATCATCTGTCATGCTCATGTGTCTGCGATCATCACGAACTTCGCCTGAGTTCATATCGTACACTAAGCGATTTTTATGCTTAGCCATCATATCACGTAGATATTGCTCAGCTTTCATCTTAGGTAAGTTACCTACATCGATGTAGAATACTCTGCGCTCAGGCGCACGTGATATACGATAGATTACTACAGCATCTTCCATCATACGCAATTGATTCAAAGGCTTGATTGCTTTGTGAAGATGTGATAAAACTAGTGTATTGTTTTCGTTTAGTACGCCTGAGTTACAATTTACAATAGAGTCTTTAGCGATACGTAGACCGCTTGCATTTACATTGCTACCTTCAAACCCTTGCTGAATGCTTGACGCATTCTGCATGTGGAAGCCTCTTTCGCTGTAAATGTAGTACTCATTCTTAATACGCTTCATAAAACCAGCATTACCATCAGTATTGGTACGCTGTTTTTCATACTCACGTACTTTACGAATTTTACGTGGGTCGATATATCTTAGCTCTTGAATACCTTTTCGTGGTTGCTTTTCGTCAATCATTACGTGATAGTTCAAACGACCATCTACGTACCACTTCTGAAAGATATCATAGCCTTGATTAGAAAAGTCTAATAGATTAAGAATCTGATCAAACTCTTCACGAATTCTTTCTTTGATGTTATCAGATAGTTCTAGATCATCTGTAACACACTCAACAACTTTTTCAGACTCAGAGATAACAATAGCTTCGTTAACGATATCGTCAACGGCCTGTTGAACTTCTGGTTGCTGTAACATACCACGGTATTTTTGAACGAGTTCGGCCTCTGACTTAGCAGTACCCTCTAAGTCAATAAAGCTACTCATTGCTCCGCCAGCGGCAGCTACCGATACGGCACCATCATCCTTTTGCGGCTCAGCAAAAGACTTGATGTTCTTATTCTCTTCTTTTTTACGTGTTATCTCAAATCCGAATAGTTCCATACTTTATTCCTTAACTGAAGGGAGGACAATGCCTCCCTTCTCTACTTTAATTACTAAAGTATTTATTAAGCGTTTGTACCGCCATTTCCAGTAACACCACCAGTAACGTCCCAGTAGTCATACTGGAATGTAACCTGGAAAGTCTCAATTGCATCAGTAGTACCCCAATCCATCTCAATAGAAGAAATAGAAGTTGGGAACAAACCGTTGAATGAGTAAGTTCTTAGCGGTGTGCCAGTCTTAGAGTACTGTGTAATCTGAGCCTGAGCCTTGTACTGGTTAGGTGAAGCGCTTGCTAGTGGGCGAATATTACCTTGATGGGTATTGATATTAGCCATCCACTGTTCCATTGCATTACGCACTAGAAAGTCTTCATCGTTGATAATAGTAACTGTCCATTCAGCGAAAGTACGGTCACCAGCGATTTTTACCTTACGGCCAAAGTAGGGCACTTCAATAGTGCCCAAAGTAGCCTCTGGAATTGAAGCCGCTTGAACCATGAATGGTACTTTAAGATCGGCGATTCCATTGATCGGGTTAGTGATCTGTACTTGGAATAGCGATGCTTTTGCACCACCGAAGGTCAGTTGGCTCTTGATTTCATTAATGTTGAAAGCCATGTTGCTTTTCTCCTTTTAACTCTATCTATTTATTAAAACTGACCAACGATTTCACTAAACTCTACACCAGTTCTAACTGCAACAAAGTTGAGTTGAATGAAGTTGATTGAGCGAGCAGGCTTGATGTAGATATCACCTACAAAACGATTGCTGTCAATTACTTCACCAGTGTTATTAGTTTCATCACACACGACTCGGAAATCGTAGATACCACGACGGCCTTGTACGTCACGTAGGAACGGTTCAACTAGATTTCTAAACTGCGCTCTAGTGAATTCATCGTTGAATTCGAATAGAGTGTACTTAGATGCACGTGCGATAGCTTTCTCAAGAACGATAAACAAGCGGCGAACGTTAATACGATCAAATGCGCTTGGCTTAGCTTGAAGAGTCTTATCACCGAACAATACAGTACCTTCGCCAGCTTGAGTAATTACTGGGTTGATACCTTTCTTGTACAACTGATCACGGAAAGCTTTAGATGGGTTCCAAGCTAGTTTAACAACGTTCTTAACTTGACCACGGTTGTAGCCTGCAGGCGAGAACCAAGGATCACGAACATCATCAGTGCGTACACATAGACCAGCAATGTCACCATTGAGTGGAGTGTATACGTAGCGATCATTGTACTTGTCGTAACGGTATTTGTAACCACTATCCATCACACCGTAAGAAGATGATGTAACGCCAGCACGGAACGCAACTACGTTATCTGTAGCAGTAGACTGGCTAGATACACCAACAACATCTTCACGCTTAGGTGAGATAAATGCGATACAGTCTTTGCGTACTTCACATACGTTTTGGATGATGTAGTTCGCTAGTTCGTAACCGTTTTCGCCGATTGCTTTACCTTGTAGAACAAGTGATATGTCAACTTCTTCTGAGTTAGCAAACTCATCATAAGCCATTGAAACGCCACCTAGAACTTCTGGTGCAGTTTCGTCAAAACCGTCTACACCATTTTCTAGCTGTTCGATGCCGGTAGTAGCAGAAGGTACAATAGTAGCTGCAATGTAAGCAGAACGTTGTTCTAGAACGTCTAATACGTAATTGTTAGTGCCGTCTTCTTTACGAGCACCTTCAAGTGAAGAAACGTTTTCGTAAACCTCTACTACAGAACCTTCAACACCAGTGAAAGAACCAGAAACGTCTACTACAACAATGTGCATATGTGAAGCATCTGGTGCATCATCAAAGATGGCTTTCGCATCAGTAGAAGCTACGTCCCAGTTTGCTGGGGTAATTACTTCTACACCTAGACTGTCACCGAGTGCACCAGGATACTTAGCAGAAATACCAGAAGTTGTGTTAGATGCTGCGCTAGCACCACTTTCTGCACGTACAACATATAGCTTGTTACCGTAAGCTAGGAAATCAGCAGCGGTAAACCAAGTCTCTACGTTAGACCATGCGCTAGTAGTGTAAGAGTCTGCAACACCTTGAGTGCGAGTAGTAGCACCTTGTACAAAGTCGGTAGATGATCCTGTGTACGCTAGAGTAACATCGAAGTCTAGAACGTTACCAGCTTCAACGTATTTAACTTCTAGAACACCAGAAGTATTTACCGCTTGAATATTCGTTACGCCTGCAGCCTCGATTGCAGTCTGTAATGCTGCCGCTAGATCATCTACAGTACCGAACCCATTGGCTTGACCTGCTTGTGCAGTAGTGAAGTCTACGCCACCAATGGTCAATGTGTATGTATCCGTAGTATCGTTATTATCAGAGGCGAGTACTAGATTGTCGAATGAGATAGTTTCGACTGTACCCTGTACTAGAGTGGTAGTGCTTGTAGAGTGTGGACGACCGAATCTTTTTACTAGATCGTCTTCAGAGCTTACAAGTACCCTTTCACCAACAGGACCCCAACGGAAAACGCCTGCGATGGCACCTTCTGTAGTGGAGACTGCTGGCACAACTGTAGTAAGATCGATCTCACTAACATTTACACCTGGACTTACTTGAAATGCCATTTCATTTCTCCTTGTTATTGTGAGTTATTAGATTTCAATAATCTTCTTGTCTTTATATTTATAAAAAGAGCGATCTAGTAGTTGAAGAAAGAACTTCCGAAACCACCGTTCATGTTCTCAGATTCTTCAAGATCGTAGTCATTGAAACCTAATGGGAGTAGATTATCCATCATTTCGTCTTCATTTCTTTGTCTTAATGCGGCCATTGTATTTATGTCAGTCATGTCTCTAAAGAATGTCTGATCACTTAACCACCCAAATAAGACAAGACACATTACCAAGTCATCATGGCAGCCAGATTCAGCCTCATATGATACGCCCTTTCTAGAGAAAGTTGACAATTCATTAATAGTATCAAAGTCATTGACAACCAATTGATCTTGCTCTATCATCATTTTGAGCATATTACAACCGATTGCTTTTACGCTTTTAGTTGTGCGAATACCTTTGTCAACGTTCTTACCGAAACCAGCAGAGATTCGCTTACCTGATCTACCAGCAGATTCAGTGAATAGTAGTGTTTCCACTTCATAATCAAAGTGCAAGATTTGCGATACTTGCTCTCCGATATCATTGATTTCGATTAGAGCATACGCTTCATTATATCCCTTCAATGTTCTATATATAACTTCAGCGTAATCAATAGGGGTGACCATATTGTCTCTGTATGAAGCAACTTGCTTGTATGGCATCTTGCTTACATCTAGAACTTGAAAAGCAGAGTAGTCTAATCCCTTGCCACGAGACACGTCCACTGTTACAATATACGTATTACCTTTAATCGGTCTTTCGTATACTTTTAGCCCTTGTACATCAGACAGTGGATCACGAATCACAAGAGCTTTGAGTTTATTACCCTCAATCAGAGTACCAGAGCTACCTAAGAACTGACATTCAAATTCTTGTGCGAACTTCTGATAGTCATGGTCCATTGCTTGTAGCGTTTCTTCTTTCCACTTTTCATCACGACCAGGCACATCATACCACATCACTTCTAAGAACTGATAACCGTTCTTGCCTTCTCTTGCGCCTTCACAAGTCTTGTAGAAGTGATTCAGACCGTTTGGTGTACTAGTAAAGAGAATCTTAGTTGTATTACCAGATGAAATAGTCGGGAATACAGAAGCAAAGAATTCATCCCAGTTTTCTACGAAAGCCGTTTCATCGATATACAGAAACGATATAGACTTACCTCGGATAGCAGAACTTGATGTAGCTCCTGCAATGATTTTACAACCGTTTTCAAATTCAACACTCCCCTTGTTCCATTCGATCACGCCTTGCTGCAACCACTTGGGTAGTGCTTCGTATGCAATCTTGATACGATCAAGAATCTCACGTGCGGCATCACCTTTGTTTGCAAGTAGTGCAACAGTCTTATGATCGTGAAATAGAACATAGTGAAGAATAACAGCAACAGCAGTAGTAGTCTTGCCAGCTTGTCGTGAAGTGTTCACAGCCATACGTCTATGTGCTGTAATAGTTCTAATAATAGTCTTTTGATATTCGTACAAACGAATAGGAATCAGACCGTGGTCAACGTGTACGATCTGAATGTATTTCTCTGCAAAGTAGATAGGATCTTTAGCACACTTGACATACTCTTGAATCATTTCAGGAGTAAATTCGATAGGTAGTCCTTTGCGCTTTAGATTAACGTTACCGTTATATCCTTTATCAATCAGTTGGGTCATCGTTACGCATATCCTTCAATAATTGCTGTAGCTCAGCAGTAGAGCCAACAAACAGATTATTATTCGTCACATTCTTTCCATCTTGCGTTTCTTGCTTGCTGTCCTTTTCTTTCTTCTCGCTCATAGCAACTAAGTCTTTGTTAGCGTCTACAAGCGTTTTCATAATCGTAGAAACGACTTCATAAGCACGTGGATGCTCAGATGCTTTTGCAAGATCAAGCATGTCTTCTAGTGCTTGAGATCCCTTTTCAATCACGTTGTAAAAATTAGTACGTGCGTATTCATAGTCTGCTTCAGACTTAGAATCTGGATCGTTACTAATCGTTACAGGTCTAGCTTCAACTATTTCACCCATAGAAGGCTTTTCGATTGGAGCTATTCCCAAAGCATCAGCAATATCATCTTTCATTACTGAATATCCTCAATATCTTGGACAGTTACGATATATGCCCAATTATCATTAATGTCTATATCTGCATAATCTACAGTATCATCTAGTGAAGTTGTTGGTTCATTATTAGCAGTAAGACCAGGTTGTACATTAACTTTGATATCTGGGTATGTGATATCATCATTAGTCGTAACTTTAGCTTCAGAAAACTTAATCACTTTCTTATTGCTAGTAGGTCCGAAGTAGTAACCTTTAAGTGTGAAAGATAGCGTCCAGATCAAAGCACGGCGCTCTTCAAAAGAACCTTCGTATACGTCTTCAGTGCTAACAGAATTCAATACAACTGGAATATCAACATACAAATCTAGTTCATCTAGTATCTTAACAGATACAGTAAAATCAGGCTTGAAGAAAGGTAGAATCTGTTCTAGAATCTTTGTTCCATCTTCATTATATTTAGTCATAATGTTCAATTGAAACTCAATGTCATATGGAGCAGGTGTATACTGAGTTTGCAGTGAGTTTGTAATAGCCGCACCAGCACGAATCATATTGTTTCGTGGTAGATTGCGCTCAGCACTATAGGTCATACCAGTGATCTCAAAAGAGATGCGTGGTAGAGTCATTGCTGGAGCATCTAGATTAGGGTCTTGCTCAAGTCTAGCAAGAATCTTTTGCATAGGCGCATAGTTAACTGGCACCTTCATTGTTTGACTATACGAGCCATCATTATTAGTACGCACAATGCTTATATCATTGAACAGCGTACCAAATACTGCTACATATCGTCTCGTAGTCTCATTGTAAAAGTCTCTACCAAACATTAGAAGTTATCCTCTCCAAATGGGTTCTCCGCTGAAAAGTCTAGAATGTTGTCAGCGATTGATTCAATTTCTGCGTTATCTGCAAGTGGATCTGTTACGTCTACATCGTAAGTTAGATCGTCAATCACAATCTCATATCCCATCCAACGTTCAGATACGGGTGATACTGACTCATAGTAGTAAGTACCTTTGAATTGTGGTGTGAAGATAACTTTGGCACCTGGTTGTCCTGGTGTACCAATGTACTCAAGATTTTCGTCTAGCACTTCACCACCTTGACTGATTAGCTTGTCTGTTACGCTAAGAATAGTGAAGCCATCTTCAGTGTTTGTAGACAGTGACGGATCACTCAAATCAAACGTAATCGGAACACCAAGCTGCCCATTAACAACTGGCGCTTCTTTGCCATCTAGATAGAATGCTCTTGCTTGTTCAAAATTTGGCTCATCGAACATATCAGCGTATGGGTGATTCTCTGTTTTAGAATCAACAGTAACAAAGAAAGTGAAGTCGTCACTACCGATAAATGTGCGATATTGCTCAAAGTAATCGTCAATAAAGTCTTGACCTGTTTCAAATCTTTCGTTACTATATTCAAATAATTCGCAACGTAGGTCATAAGTTTGTAGAGATCCCATCTGATAGAAGATGGCTTCATGCTCTACGTGCATTACTTTAAAGAACTTGTTATTGAGTGGGAAGTAGATTAGATCGCCTTCCATCGGTCTTGTTGTATCGTCATGTGTACGATATGCGCCTACTTCTTGATCATAGGTGCGAATCGCAACAGTCAATGTCATACTGTCACGAATCTGTAGACCAAACTTAGATAGGAAGTCACCTTCGCCCTCAAAACCATCAACACTCTTGACATACATTTCTACCATGTATGCATCTTTAAAGATAGGCATATCGTCTTCATTTAGAAGTTCATCTTTTGCGCCTATTGTGCGTGGCATGTACCACGTATCTACACCGTATATACGAATAGATTCAATTACCAAATCTTCAATTAGATTTTGCTCCATCGAAGCTTGGTAGTTTTCAAAGTAGAAGTTACGAGCCATGAGTAATTAGCCTATCATATCTGATACTGGTAGAGAGTAAGAAGTAATCATTTCATCTTCTAGTCGTTGAATCTCTTCTCTAGCATCACTTAGAATTTGTTCACCGTTAAACTGTAAACCACCTGGTAGTTGCATACCTGAGAACTTAGTCAAGTTGCTACCCCATTGATATTTAATCTTAGCAGTTGCATAGTTTTGTAGCCAGCGATCTTTCCAAACATCAATGTAAATAGCGGGATCGACAACTTCATAGCACTCAGCTACAATGTAATCGCCTACGTTTAGATTTGACCACTTAGTATCAACGTGCAATCTGTTAACGTGTCGATTGTAGCGAATAGGTTGCATACCAGTTAGCATTTCTTCCATCATCTGTAAATGAGCCATTGACAAATAGAAGTTAGTCAAGTTATAATCAGTTATCTCATGTAAATGATTCAAAAGAAACTGATACTGTGCGCTAAACATATTGTTACTAAATGCGGCAGAAGACGATAGATTGAAAATGTTTACAACACCAATCACGTTTTCTGGTACTGGTATCCAGCCGTTCTGAATATCAGGCTCAGTGATAACATGCTTTAGAAAAGTCTTCTGTGCACCATCAAAGTGATAGTCCCAGTAGTACGATAGCGCTTCATCAATGCGATCATCCACCTGATCATCATCTACGTTAATTTCAATAACAGGCTTCCCTAGTTTACGCAAGCACCATTCTTTGAATTCTTTCTTTGTAGTTGGTTGTGCCATGTCTTACTCCTTAACCAAGTGCTATTGCGTATGCGATCATTGCTTCTGCGTCTGCTCCACCGCCGCCACCACTTGCAGCAGCTATAATTTCTGAAGCGTGTAGTCCGTCTAGTTTATCTGCATCAAGACCTGAACCGCCACCATCATTACCTGAGTGCCATAGATTGTACGTACCGCCACCTGTAGTTATTGTACCATTAGCTCTAAGATAATGAGTACCACCGATGTTTGAGCCAATGTAGACGCCATAGCTAGGGTTCCAACCGATAGAGTCTGTCATAGCATTACTTGTGATCCAAGTACCAGTCTGAGAACCGAAACTCAAGTCACCAGTCATGGTACCACCTGAAGTAGGCAAGAATCCTGCATCGCCCGATAGAGTTGTGCTGATAGCAATGTTACCACTACCATCGAAGTTTGCATTACCTGATACTGCGCCACTAAGGGCAATGTTTCGTGGTGTGGCAAGCTTAGTAGCAGTATCAGCGTTACCTTTGAACCCACCAGATGCGCTAATAGTACCATCAATTTGAAGCTTATCAGTACCGTTATCTGTGCTAGTACCAATCAGAACACGACCATAGTACTCAGCAATACGAACTTCGCCAGTATCATCAACTTCAATAGAAGGAATACCTGAAACATCGTTTACAGAGAAGATGGTGCCTGTTAGATCGTCACTGATAGAGAACAACTGACCAGCAGAGCCTTCAAAAGAAAGTGTACCATCATCAAGAACAGTCAATGAAACTGTATTATTATCTGCGCCAGTAAACTCAATCTTAGGATATGCAGTTTGCCCCTTATTGGGAGTGATTAAAATATTTTTATCTGTGTTTGCCATTGACTAGTCTACCTTAAATGTTAGGTCCATTTGCTATTATTTATACTCAGCTTATCTATAGCAGTCTGTCTTGTTTCTTCATCAGCAAAGAGAAGTGCAACGGTGATTCGATTACCTATCGATACTACTCTATGCCAATCTTGTTCATTCTTAAATTGATTAGTCTTGTATGACCATCCTATAATATCATAGTGTTTTTTGTCTTGACATTCAAAGTAACTCCAGTTAGAATCTGAGTAAGTCAGTATCAAGTTATATCCATTTACTTTAGAGTTAGTGTGCCATCCCAAGAAGTCTCCTTCTTTGTATAGGGTTGTCATCATAACAATACCGTTTAACTTATTTTGCAATTCATATACAAAGTCAAACTGATACTTACCTGATATGTCGTAAAGAGCATAGTTTTTAGATACGTTAGAATCACCATCTATCATATCTTCTTTTAGTGAACCACGTTCTAGTCGTGTGAGAGTGATATCTTCCGACTCACTCAGCACACGATCCGAGAACTTATTTAGAAAGTCATTATGCACATAGCGATGAATGTCTATCATGGCAAGTCAACACCTAGTAAAACATTTCCATTCTGACCTGTATTGAAGCTTCGACACGGTATGTACACCCATTTGTTGTTATAAGCAAATGTTGGCCCAGATGATTGTGTGTAATCAGCCGCAATAGTCTCAGCTCCAACATAACTTGCGTTAGCTAGATCACCGTCAATGAGTTTATATTGATGAACTTTAATTGCCTGAAGCATCACATCAAGCTCTTTCACTAACAATATAGAGCCAGTTGGATCTACTGCAATACCGTATATTTCCTTTCCTAAATCTAGAGTTTGTTCAGGATCTATAGCTATTGGACATATGTGTTCCAATCCTTCTCTCAATCCAGCTCTAATTCTAGCAATAAAAGTTCTTAGATAAGTGCTATCATTCACAATAACATACCAATACCCATTTACTAGTTCAGCACCCAAAGTCGAAATACTTAGACCAGTCGAGTATACATACGAAGAATCGCCAAGTCGTTTGTATGCTGGTAACTTAGCTAGGTCAGAATATGATTTACTCATAACTTCTCTTGTAGAATATGGACTCATTTGTATATCTAAACCATTAGATAGATCAAACGGCGTATCAGTTTTACCTAAAAAGAACCTACCATTCTGTGAATCGCTATGAATGTATAACGGTCCATCGCCTTCGAGTACTCTAAGGATATTGGCGTGAGTACAAACAATTCTACCTTTACCATCGTCCCCTAATATATAATTTGCCTGATACGGTACTCCTGCATCAGTTGATTTAATAAACCATCGTGCATTTGTAGTGCTAGACATAGGCGAATCAGGAGTTATCGTTGTATTTGGTGCAGATCCACCGCTAATTCCAAACGGGTCACCATCAGTAGCACGGAAACTATAGATTCTACCGTCAATCGAAATTGCGCCGCCGTTTTGATAGTAATAATATTCGCTAGCAAAACTTGATGTGAATGATGCTGAAATATCAGCAAAGGCATGTAAAATACTATTGATATAAAGCGCTCTGCGCCCATTGGGTAATAGATAGAATGTTATACGATATGTTGTTCCAGTGTTGAATGTGTAGCCACCACCAGTTATAGTTGTCACTCCACCTTTACTCCAATATATATGCCCAACCCCAGTTAATGCGAACCAATCTGAAGTTCCTGGTATACGTATCTCAAATATTCTATCACTATTTGTTGGCGTTGTATCGAAACGTATTTCAAAATCATACGTTACTGCATCGTTAGGCGCATGAGCAGTATTTCCATTGTTTAGCTTGAAGCTAGAATATGTTACACCGCCTGGCAATTCGAGAGCACCATTTTGAATACTCATATTCGATAACTCTAACGAATAGTCATTGATAATTTCGTTTAAAGTATATCTCGGTGAAACTACGTCAAGAGTGCTAGAGTTTGTCATGTTTTTAAAATGAAACGCTTGAACGTCGCCAGATGTAGTGACACCCAATCCAATCTGTGCATCTACAGATGCATATTGAATATATGTAGTTGAAGTGCTGAATCCGCTTGGTGCGCTTCCTGGTGAACCATAATACCCTGCGGTCCAATCATCAATGTTATCGCTTATAGTTCTTAAATCGTAGGGTCTATCAAGAGAAAAAGCTTTAAAGTTAAAATTCGAGTCGCAACAGGTCCATGTAGACCCATCATGGTTAAACCCAGAATATGTTTTACGATTAAAATTACCGACATTTGGTGTGTATACTTTAGTAAAATCTAATGTAGTTACATCATATTGAGTTGTCATAGGCACTTGTCTTGGTAGACCGTCAAAGACTCCAAAAAATATCATAAAGTCAGCCGTAGCTGCAATTAGATAATCATATCCACCAGCAGTATCAGTAGTTACCAAAGTAGCTGTTGATAAGTCAAACGGCGTTGTTAAATCATATTGAGATATTGTACCATTACCCACTAAATCAAGAATATACAAATGCTCACCGTTTGGTGTAAATGCCGCAGTCCTATCATAAGTTTCTGGTAGCGCCATCGTTCCCTTTTCAGTAAAGCTTTTTAGATTGCTTACTACATTACTATAATCTGAGTATGTTCCGAATTGGGATGCCAATCCAGCAAAATCGCCATTAGGCAATACACATTCAAGACGGGAAATTGCACCATTTTGCTCGAATCCTGGAGTAGCCACGGTTGGTCCAGCAGTAGCGGTAGATATATCATACTCGCTAGATAGGGTAAATTCACGTACATAATCTCCTCTATAAATGAAAGCTTTTGAGCCATCATTATTGAACATCATACCCCTATCGCCTTCACTCGGGCCTAAACGATAGTCATCCAAGTTGGTATTTTTTTGAGAAGCCGTAGTTAGATCGATATCATAATAAAGCTTACTTATTTGATTTTTCTTAGCACCAACAAGATAAAGTACGTCATGTTCAGTCGCAATCTGCGAAGACTTGAGTGCTATATTAACGCTAGGTGATGATGTGCTAAGCACACGCCTCACACCTTGTGATACTCGAATATTTGAAACCCAACCATTAAATCCATTTCCAGATGAAGTAGTCTCGCCTCCACCTATACGAACTTTTGTGTATGTACCATTTGTTTTAGTAGATGCTATATCGGTAGATGTTGTAGCAGAATAAATTGATCCAGCTTCATCTACTTCACCTACCATCCAAAATGTTGTACCTGCTCCAGCAGTCGAAGAATACGCAACGTATTTCCACCCAGATGGGTCTGGCCCAAGATCGACAGAAGATTGGCCTATAAATTGACCATAACTACCTAGCCAAGCAGTACATTTAATTTTAGGTACGCTTTTATTACCTTCTAGCGAAAATTCTAATCGACCGTCAGTAGTGTCCTTTACTGACAATATAACGGCTCCGTTACCGTAGTTATTGTTAGCAAATGTGTCAACCTTAAACATAAACTCAATTGTGTATGGTTGAGTCGTATCAATTGGAGTGCTAAATGGAATATCTAATCTAGATCCTATGTTTTCGGCTGTTAATTTGCTCGCATCGTAATTGTCACGAATATATATTGACTTAACTGATTTATTTGGACCACTCTCAAGTGTCATATTATGTGGCAGGAATATTTCATTACCGCTCACATTATCATATAAACCGATATCTTTTGTTAGTTCATACTCAGGTTTAATTGCATTCGGATCTATCCAGTCTGGCGACATATCAAAAGAATACAGTGAACCAGAGTTTGTAATGCCACTGACCTCAGAATATGGTGCACCTACCCATAATTTACCACCAGTACTAGCATCAGTTAAAAATGCATACGACTCACCGAAGTTGTCATATGTATCACCAGGGTTGTCTAGTCTTTGTACAAACTCATATGTTTCACCATCAATTTTATAGAAGAACATCGCCCCTTGTTCGGTTGGATTAGTTTTCCAATTCTGAGAATTTATTATGAGTGTATCACCTATGCGATATACGTAGTCTTCCGTAGTTGTGAGTCGTTCAAATCCAGTGAGAGTTGTTATATTCGTTAAACCAGTCTCAGTAGCATTTACTTTCTTCACTTGCACACTAGGACCGCTACTAATTATATAAATGTGATCGTTATACATAGTAACGGAATCAGTTAGTACACCAGGTAAACTGAATTTAGGTGTAGTAACTTGATTTAATAGATCAGATATTTTGTAGAAGTATACCGTTCCTGTATTATATCCAGCAGTATCGTCCTGACTTGCAGTTACAATTGCCCACTCATCACCTAGAAAACACCCAGAACCAAATCTATCATAATTATTGGGTATTGGGTTAGGAATAGTTACTATATGTTTGCCCGTTATCGTGAACAATTTTGCAATACCAGCATCGGTCGCACCAAGATCACTACTGCGGTCACCTGTTAGTATGTATTTACCCATGCCACCTATGTCAAATGGACCATATGTAGTATACACCCCACCAATTTTCTCTTTAGTGTCTAAATTGAAAACATGAATTGGTTTTAAAAATGGGTTAAAAAATGTTCCAGGAACATGGTTACCTATTCCTGCAATATTACCGTCCATTTTTAGATGGACTGTATATGCACCGTCACCGTAATCCCTTAAGTCAAGAGTTGAATCTTCGTTGTCAATAAGCTCATCCTTAAACGAGCCAGTTCTAGTATATTTGTTGAATAGTCTGTATATATTTGTAACATTAGAATTATGATTAGTGCTAGATATTCTTGTTTTATTAGATGCCGCCTGATATCTGAAAGCTGTGCCTTGATTAACTGAACCGTGTACAGTTTGAACACTACTAGGATCAAACATAAACGGATCTTTAATTATAACCGTTACATTTTCTTGTAGAGGTATATGATCGCTTGTATACCCAGATGTTGGCATGTTACCATCTAGCTTACTAAAATACGATTTGTGTGCGCTGTGATTTAACTGAATTTCAGAAGCATCTAATGCACCATCATAAACAAAGAACTTATCGAAG